TCCACACTCGCGTACGCCACCATGAGCCGCTCCCGTCCCCGTGCTCAGACCCGCTTGGACTCGCCGGTCTCCAGGTTGTGCTCGATCTCCACTCCCTGGACTTCATAGCGCTCGGTCCGGTCCTCGGACACGTCCCGATCGGGATCAGGTCCGAAAGGGAGTCGAGCCATGCCGGTCTTGACGTAGGCCACCACGGGGAGCCCCGCCTTGGCCGCCTCGGCTGCCTCAGCCCCCGAGGGGATGAGGGTCGAGATCCGCTCACGCGGGTCCGTGGTGTCCGCCGGAGCGTCCCCGGGGGCCGTGTTGATGGCCGGATCTCCGGGCATCTCACCTTCCACCGTGGTCGTCCCGGAGCGCTCTCCGGTCACGTGACCCTCTTGCTGGGACTCCTCGGCTGCCGACTTGGCGTCCTGTACCTCGGTGTCATCCTTGCTCGCCTTGCGTCCTACCATGATCGTTTTCTCCTGTCTCGTTTCGTCTCGCTGGGCCGTGGCTCAGGAGTTGAGGACGTTGTTCATGCGGGCCGCTGCCTGGCCCCCGAAGGTGCCTACCCCACAGAAGAACTCGATCCGGGTCCGATAGACGGGCTTGGCGTCGATCTCGCCCAGGTCTCGGACGTCGATACCGCCGTTGGTCAGCCCGGTGACTCCCCGGTCCGAGTCGTCCTCGCCCCACTTGACCGCGTAGATAGAGCTGGTCGTGGCCCCAGCCGTACCGGTGCCGGTCTCGGTCTGAGGCAGGATCAGGGTCCCCGCCGCGTTGGCCTGGGGGTCCAGGAACGGAATCCCGTTGTAGGTGAGGATTCGCTTGCCGGTCAGATCCTCTCGGATCGTGTCCGTCCCGCCGAGCCGTCGGCCCGCCGAGCGAACCTTGGCCAGGATGGACCCGTTGGCGTACAGAGCCCCGTTCTCCGGTGTGATCCCCGGGACCCGGCTGAGCAAGGTGTCCAGGTTGTCGAAGAAGTTGTGCGTATCGGTGCCACCGTTGCCCACCACGGGGAGCCCGTTGGTCGCCCCGGTGGGAGCAAAGACCTGGAGACCGGTGAGCCGCTTCTTGAGACCGTCGAAACCGTTGGGAGCGTCGCCGCCCCCGGTGATGTCGCCGTTGAAGAAACAGTCCTGGAAGCGATAGCTCGCCGCCTTGACCTTCATTCGGGTCTGGACCGCTCGCTGGTCGTTGAGGTTGCCTCGGGTCTTGACTATGAACGTATCCACGTCCGCGTCCCCGCCGAGGATGACAAGGCTCTCGGTGGCCTGGACGATGATGCCGGTTGACTCGGTGTAAGCCGCGTTCACGGCTCGGAACTCGACACCCGGGAGAGTGCCCTCTTGGTTGTAGGCGAATGCGTTGCCCTCGATGGGCATGAGCGGCATCCGGTCCAGGATCGGGGACTCCTGTACGAACGTCTCAATCACGCCGCGCTGGAGGTCGTTCTGGGAGAGGACCGCTGCTTGGGCCAGTGTTACGGCCATGGGGTCTTAGCCTTTCTTGATCATGAGCTGTTCGCCGCGTAGGCGTCGCTCAGTCGCTGCTGGGGGGACTTCCGGTCCGGCTCGCCCGAGCTGGTCCGACCGCCCGCCAGATCGCCCCCGGATTTGGGGGTCTTGGGTGGCTGCTTCCCGGGTGGCGTGGCCCCCGTCGCTTTCAACGCCGCGTTTCGGGTCAGGGCCTCCTGGACCGCTTCCTTAACGTCCTTGGCGAAGTCAGCATCGGTCGGATCAAGATCACGAATCTCCGTTAGGAACGATCTTGAGTCCAGCACTGCCGCCGGGTTTGCTCCCAGCTCGCCGGACACCGTGTAAACCACGGGGACCGCTGCGGCAAGCCTGAGAGCGTGATCGCTGTCCGAGCTGGCCGCCGGGGCCGTGGTTTGCTTGGTATCGCTTGCTGGGGGCTGACCCGTAGCGAGATCGACTCCCAGAGCCTTGGCCAGTGCCCCCAGAACGGCCTCGGCCCCGGTGGGCTGAGTGTCCTGGCTCTGCTGACCTTGCTGGCCCGGATTGGGAGCTGAGACCGCCCGACCTTTCCTGAGTTGCTTGTTCTCGCGTCGCAACCGCCGGATTTCGGTCTTGGTGGCCTCGGGCAGGCTGTCAAAATCGACATCCTGGGAGCTTTGGCCTTGATCTTGCTGGCCTTGGCCCCCCGGGGGCTGATTTTGCTGGCCCTGGCCCTCCTGGGAGCCGGTGCCGCCTGTCTCGGTGCTCGATTGGGTCATTTTGGTGGCCTCCCGGGGCCTAGATGGTCGTAAACCGGTCCAAGCCGGTCCTCTCGGAGCTGATCATAGCCCCCGGATGTGTTTACACGCTGCGAAGCTGGGCCGGGGGCTGATTTCCGGGCACTCCGGGGGCTCCGGGAGCTGCCGGAGCCGGCGGGACGGGAGTCTCTTCCTTGATCCGGGCCACTTCCTCGTCCACCTCGGTCGGGGTCCAATCCTCGTGCAGCATGGCCACCTTGATCCGCTGGGAAATCGCGTTGGCCTCGCTCAGGAGCTGGAGCGTACGGGCCACGGTCTCCGGGGGATCGCTCACCGCGTCCGGGAATTCGACCTTGACCGGAGCCGGGGTCATGTCCGCCCCGAACTGGGCCACGTCCACGGCCATGAGGACCCGCAGAGCCCGGGTGATCGCCGGTCCCCAGTACCCGATCTTGCGGTCCCGGGTGGTCAGGGTCCGCTTTTCCTTGGCGGACACTTCGGTGGCCGTCTGAGCTGATCCCTCGGTCTCCCCGTTGAATGTTTGGATGCTGTACCCGGCCCCCCGGACCACTTGCTCCAGTAGCTCGCTGGTCGTTGCAGCGTGCTCCTCGTGCCTGATCTTGAACTGGACTTGAGTGATGCTCGACTCATCCGGCCCCAGGGAGAGATCGAGCCCCACGAGTAGCTCCCGGTCCAGATCGAAGTAACCACCCTGGCCGGGGCCGAACGATGCCAGGGCCGACTGGGGCACCACGAGCCGGGCCAGGCCCAACCGGATGTCCCTCATCCAGCTCGACCAGACCATATCGAGCCGGTCCATGCCCTGCTCGATCCCAGCGAAGTCCGATCGTCCGAAGTAGGCCGCGTCCGGGATGTTCCGCCAGAGCCGATTCGGCCTCACGTTGGGCACGTAGACCACGGTCAGCTCATCCACCTCGGTCGAGATGGCTGAGTCCTCATCGACCAGCTCGGCGTACTCGAAAGTCTCGGGAAAGTCGGTCAACGGGACCCGACGGCCCAGCTCTGCCGAGGTCCCGTCATAGACCCCGTGATAGATCCATCCGGGCTCGTGCCGCTCCAGGTGACGGACCACCCGGCCCGATGCCTCGGTCAGGATCTCCCGCCAGAACGTGGCCGCCCGGAGCCTGCCGAACTGGAATTCCGGGACCACCATGTCCGGGTGGACCGACTGAATCCAGGGCTTGTCGTTCACCTCGCCGTTCCACACGATCCGGAGGTACACCCCGCCCAGAGCCGAGCCCACCTCGGCCCCCTCCCGGAAATCGACTAGCAAACCGTCGTCCTGGTAGGCCGTGAGCCGGGCTTTGGTCTCCTCGCCGGCATCCTCGGGGAGCTTGAGGTTCGGGGCCTCCCCGAAGATCAGATCCGCCGACATGGCCGCGATGTCCGAGGCCACGGGGATGTGGAGCTGGACATCCGAGCGGGAATCGGCCCCCTTGGGGCTCGACCAAAACCACCCAACCATCCGGTTGAGGAATCCAGCCCGGGACTTGGGGGTCTGCTCCCCGAAAACGTTGTAACCGGGGTCCACGGCCCCGCCCCCGCCCATGACCCGCTGGAGCTGCTCGGCCTCCCCCGCATACCAAGCTCCCCAGAGGTCGATCCGGTTGAAAACCGACCTGAGGGTCTTCGGCGGCCAGGGCTGAGTCCGATCCGGGAGCGCCATCTCAGCTCCCTTCAACCTGGATAGACGAGATGTGTACGCGGGCAAGGTGTAACACGTCGTTATTGCCCAGCTCGCCATAGAGCAAGGTCAGGATCGGTCCTCGGCCCACGACCATTTCTTGGAAATCCTCAACCAAGTCCATCACGTCAGAGTCGGGCATGTTTCGGATCTCATGATCATCTCCGTTGCTCATCCGGACGTTTACACGGGGCATAATCACGCCGCCATTCTGATGTGAGGTCTCCACAACCTCTGAGTGGTGTTCACGGCATAGCGTAAGGCGTCCACGCCGTGGTCATTGACCTTGATCGGTCGGTCCTCCCCCAGGATCGCCAGCCGGTCGTCCCAGGAGTAACCATCGATCTCGTCCAGGAGATGGTTGCAACTCCGATGGATCTTGATCTTGTGCTTGCCCATGAGGGTCGACACGAGCCGAATCCCGTCCAGGACCGCGTTGACGGCCTCGGTCTGGATGATCCCCCGATTCCTCAGCTCGGTCCGAAAGCTCAGGGCCGACGGGTCCACGATCCAATAGTTGGGGACCACGATGGGCCAGCCCCGGACGGGCTCCGAGGTGAGCCACTCGTTTAAACGGTCCGCGTATTGGGAGTCCGTGAGTTGCTGGAGGGTCTTCCGCCCGTCGTATCGCCACTCCCCGGCCACGTAGAGATGATCATCCACGCCGAGCCCCATGAGCAGAGCATGGAAGGGATTCGATGTCCCGTAATCGACGGCCACGCACAGCCAGGCCCGCATCGCGGGGAGGATGTCCACCACGTCCCGGTCCCGGTCCCACATGTCATAGACGGCCCCCTCAGCGGCTACCCACTCCCCCTCGATGAATCGCCGGTAGTAGAGCCCGTGATACATGCTCATCAGAGCCCGGACGAAATCGGCATCTAGAAACGGGTTGTCCGTGATCTTGAACTTGAACGATCGGACCCACTCGGACCCGCCCAGGATGTAGTCCCGCCGGAGCCAGTGGGCCGGGTTGTCCGGGTTGGTCGTGGCGAACACTTTCGAGCCCGGGACGCTCATCCTGGACAGGAGCTGATTCCAGAAAAGCTCGGGGATCAGGGTGGCCTCGTCCACGTAGGCCCCGCTCCCGGTCATGCCTCGGATCTTCTCTTCCGACCGAGCATCCGAGGCCCCCACCATGTGGACCGGCCTCCCCAGGATCACGGCCTGCGGGGCTCCCGAGGTATATCGGATCTCCCGGGCGATGGGGCCGAACTGCTCGGGGTCCTGGAGCGGGAGCATCACGTTGCGGTTGAGAGCCTGGAGGGTCTTCCCGATCATCATGAGCTGGCCACCCGTGGGAGCGTGCCGGACGTGCTGGAGCCACCTCCAGAGGGAGCCCACGGTCTTACCCGATCGGACCGAGCCCTCCCATATGTTGATCTTGCCTTCGGCCCCCGCGATGCTGTCTCGCTGCTTGGGGCTCAGCTCAATCCGTGCTGGGTTCGTCACTACCCGGCTCCAGCTCGGGCACAACCTCGCCCCGGATGGTGAGGGTCACTCCGTCCAGGAAGTTGATGGCGGTCTCCAGGCCCCCGCCGATCCGGTCATATTCGTCCAACTTGATCGCCCGGTCCAGGAGCAACGTGGCCGCCCGGGCGAGCTGAGCCTGGTCCTGAGGGTTGGGCTCGTCGTACTCGTCCTCACGCTTCTCGAAATCCCGGCCCCCGTATTGGGTGTAGGTCATCGGGGAGAACATCCGATCTCGGAGCCGCTCAACGTCGTCCAGGAGCCCCAGACTCAGCTCGGCCCGCCGGTCCGCCGCTTGCCGTCGTCTCACCTCGGTGGCCAGCAAGACCCCAGACCCGTCGAAGCTCAGCCCGAGCCGTCGGGCGATGGCAGACACGGTGCCATGAGCCAGGCCCAGCTCCCGACTGATCTCGTTTCGCCGCTTGCCCTCGGCGTGCAGTCGGGCCACCATCTCGTCCTTGGACGTATCAGCCGGGCCGAACCGGCCCCGCTTGTCATGAGGGGTCCCGTTGTCCCCGCTCCCACCCTGGCCCATGACCAGAGGATAACGGGCTCAGCCCTCGGATGGTGTAAACGGGACGGGCTGACTTTCGGCCCGGGCTCGGGCCAGGAGATCCCGGAGCGCATCCCGGACGGCCCGGATATCGGTGAGGATCAGGTCCGGAAGGTAGACCACCGCTGGGTCCATCTCCCCGTTGGCCAGAGCGGTCAGCACTGCTCGGGCCATGTCCCGGGGGGCCGTGGGCTCAATCGGGTCCCCCTCGGTCTGCTCCGGGAACGGGCCACCCTCAGAGGGGAACTGTTGATTGATCAGGTTGACGTTCTCGACATGCTCGGCGGGGACGCAATCATGCTCGATCTTGATCCCGACCAGGCCCCCTCGGATCTGGATCGCGTAGGTCTCGTCATCGTTCGGGGCCGTGGTCATCGTGCCCTCGATCGCAAAGGTTGCCAGGGCCTGTTTGCCGCATACCGGGCAGGGTGGCCCCCAGGGCTTGGTGTCCAACACGCGGGTGAGTCCAGGTTCCATGATCAAACCTCCAGGTTGTGGGTCCGCCCGAGCTGCCGAACATGCTCGGGGAACCAAGCAGCCAGGCAGACGAAAGCGGTCCGCCGGAGCCTGCCCCAACGAACCTCGATCGGACGGCCCGAGATCGAATCCCACCCGAAGAGGGTTCGGGTATTGCTGGAGAGCGTCCGTTTCACCCGGTCCACCTCGGCCTTGTCCTGGGCCAGTGCGATGGCCTCGACCACGGCCCCGGCAACCGCCCACCCGAGCCAGAACGCGGTGAACCATGACCATCGATCGGACGGGCTCGGGGGCACCGGGGGCAGAGCTGCGGCTTGCTCAGGAACCGGAAGCATGATCATCCTCGATCGGGACGGCCTGGTAACGACCGTTCACCAGTCTCCACACGTGGCCCGGGGGTGGGGGGTCCCATATCACCCAACCATGCCGACGGAAAGCATCGATCAACTTGGCTCGGGCCTCGGGGTCGAGCTGTGGCCGGAGTATCGGCACATCCCGGCCAAGGTGGGTCCCAGCGCTGGCCTGGACATGAACGGCCCGCCGCTTGGCCAGCTCGTCCTCCCCCTCGAACTTCCAGACCACGGGCGGGGTCACCCTGGTGTGGATCGGTCGGGCCGCCATCGGGAGATCAATCCAGGAATGGATGTGCTGGCCTTTGTCCCCGCATCGGTGGGACTCGGTGAACCATCTCCCGCAGTCCTGGCAGCGGTATCCGTACCGATGCCGGTCCAGGATCTCTTGGAGCTTGGCCAGGGCTGGCTTGATCAGGGCTACTAGCTCCCGAAATAGCTCCCCGATACGTGTAAACGCCGCGTCAATGGGAGACATCGGCCCACCTCACCAGGGGAGCGTGATCGGTGTTGTCCTTGTGAGCCCAGATCCCGGCCAGCTCTCCGGGGTTGCTGACCCACACGAGCCGCTTGTGACAGATCTGGCAGTCCGGTCCGGCGGGCTCGTGCCAGCCGATCCATTCCGAGACCTTGGCCAGGATCGCATTCCCCGCCCGGAGCCACCACGGAGCCCGAGCCCGACGGCCCTTGGTCATGATCGGTGGACCAGTCCGGGCCGGGATAGCCCGGTGCCCTCCAGCTCGGGGTCCGTGCTGGGCTCGTCGGCCGCGTCCCGCCATTCAATCTGAATCCCTGGCTTGATCCGGAGCAAGAGATGGAAACCGTTGTAATCCAAAGCCAGGATCTGGACCGGATGGCCGTCCACTTGGTGGGTTTCCACCTCGATCGCGTCAACCTCGGGCAGGGACTTGATCATCTTCTCAACTTCGGCCCGTAGGTTTCGGTCGTTGGTCTCGCTGGGCATGGTGTCTCCTCGGTAGATGGTCGATCTTACACGGATAGCAAGCTCAGAGTCCAGACGATGGCCCCGACGAAAATGATCATGGTCACCACGAACAGGACCAGCAAGACCTTAGCGTCCCGCTTGGCCTCGGTGGGATCGAACCGGCTCACGATCCGACCCTGGTAAAGCTCGGGACCCATTCCCCGGCCCAGGTCACCCGCCACGTGACGATCCACTCCCGCCACGCTTCCCGGTGGATCATGAGCCCGTGGTCATCGATCATGCCGCCATCCTCCCGGAGGTGGCCCAGCTCTGGGCCACCTTGAGAATCTTGGCCTCGGGCACGTCGACCAGGGCCAGATCCATCCCGCCGTCGGCCCGAACGAGCCAGACGAAATCGGTCCGGGTCCGGTCCCGGCTCATCCCGAGCTGATTCTGGGGGACTGCCGGAGCCAAGCTCCAGATCCGGAACTCGGTGCCGGACTCATCGGTCACGGTGCCCGATCCTGCGGTAAGCCCTAGGTGGGAATCAATCGCCTTCATGATCTGTCCTCTCGGTGGTCTTGCGCTCTGAGTACAGAATACACGAGTACGGGCTACGGGTCAACCCTTACGAACTCTCCGGCCTCGATTGTCTTGGCCAGATCGTAAGGCTGAGCGAGCTGTCGCTGGTCGTGGGCTCGGATGTTGGCCGAATAGATGTCGATCATGGTCATGATCCCGGGCAGCGCGTCCACTGCCTTGACGTGCCGACGGGCCACGGCGGCCAGCGCTTGCCCGAGCTGATCCTCCACAGTCTGCCGGAGCAACGGGAGCGACTGACCCACGGCCCCGGGACCGGCCACGTACTCATGGCCCCGGACGATTTCCAGGGCCTCGGCCAGGGAGGTGGCCTCGGCAAATACGTCCTGGCTCACGATGTCCCTCCCACCACAAACCCCAGGACGGTCCCGAGGATCAAACCAACGACGAACGATGTCCCGATCATGGTCAAGATCAAACTCACGGACAGATTGACCCGTATGTCCCCTCCCATGAGTACAGAGTACTCCTATGCCGTCCACCTGGAAACGGCCGAAAAAGATTGGAGAAAGTTCGCGTAAGGAGTTGACAGGACGTGTAAACGGAGTAGAGTAGTACTCAGAGCAGCAAGGAAAACCACCTACCAAGCAAGAGGAGCCCAGAATGTCCAAGAATCGCCCCGCCCGTACCCGTGAAGAGTGGCTCCGTGAGGCCATCCGTCGATTCCGTCCGGTTTTCAAGGAAGCCGGGATCGAGATCCCCAAGGGTGTCCGGATCACCATCGGCTTTGGCCCGACGGGTGCCCGCCAGGAGAACGCGACCATCCTCGGTGTGACTGCCGCCCGGGTGCTCAGCTCGACCAACGTGAATGAGATCTTCATCTCCCCCGAGCACGCCGAGGCCCCCACCATGCTGGCCACCGTGATCCACGAGCTGATCCACGCGGTTGACGATTGCGAGCACGGCCACAAGGGTCCGTTTGTCGAGATGGCCAAGGCCCTGGGCCTGGACGGCAAAATGACCGCGACCGTCCCGGGCGAGGAGCTGACCAAGGCTCTGGAGATCATGGCCGACGAGATGGGTCCCTACCCGGGCTCGAAGATGAATCTCGAAGGTGGCCGCCCGATCGCTGGCCCGGGCGGGGAGATCCCCGGCGGTCCGATCACCTCCGGCCCCCGTCGTCAAGGTACAAGAATGATCAAGAGAATGTGTGTCCAGGATCCCGAACAGGATTGCTTTGGATACGCCGTCCGGCTGACTCAGAAGTGGATCGACGTGGGCAATCCCCACTGCCCCAACGGTCACGAGATGACCGTTTGAAGATCAGGCAGACTACAGAGCGGCGTAAGCGGTGGTTGGCGTTGTTCTACAACATGACCCCGGCTCAGTTCGATGAGATCAAGGCCCGCCAAGGCGGCGGTTGTGCGATCTGCGACCAGCCGTGTAAACGGGGAGAACTATCGGTGGATCATGATCATCAGTGTTGTCCCGGGCCGAAATCCTGCGGCAAGTGTTGGCGAGGTTTGCTTTGCCGTGACTGCAATGCGGGGCTCGGATCGTTCGGGGACGATCCGGAACGGCTCCGAGCTGCTATGGACTACCTTGCCTGGCCGATCCCGAGGCCGACTGCTTCGGCTACTCGGTCCGGACCACGGCCACATGGCCGGCGGTGGGTAACCCGCACTGCCCGGCCGGTCATGAGATGATGGCCTGAGTTTCCCCCAGAAACCGCAAGCCCCCGGCCTCCCGGGGGTTTTGTGTTTTCTGTCCATATGTTGGGATAGGGCTGTACTTGTGGACGTAGATCACGTAGTCTTTACTCATGAGTACATACGAGATCGACTCCCCCGAAGCTCAGGCCAACGACTTCGCCGCATTCCAGGGTGAGCCCAGCGATGATGAGCTGGATGCCATGCACGAACAAGCCGCCACGGCCCTATGGCAGGAATACCAGCGGGACCTGGCCGAGTACGCCGAGACCCTGGACCAGGCCGCCATCGATCGGGCCGAGCAGGATCGGGCCGATGACTACGCCGAACAGACCGCGATCGATCGGCTGGAGAATTCCTGGCTCGATTTCCGGATGGGATTCTGACCCACAGACTCCCCGGGCGGGCGAGCTTCTGGCCTACCCGCCCGGGCCGAGAAAGGAAAATGATCATGAGCGAATCCACCGAGATCTACCTGGCCCACCATCTCGCGTCGCTGGTCGACCGAGCCCAGATCGACCGATTCGCCCCGACCCTGATCGCCCAGGGAATCGCCTGGGCCGTGCTGGGTTATGAGTACTCGCCCGAGCTGGGCTACCGGTTCCGGCTGGCCACCGACAACGGGTCCGGCCAGACCCCGTGGCTCCCGTCGACCCATCCGGTCGAGCTGGTGGCCCGATGAAAATCTGGCCAGCCCGTGCGTGTGCCAAGACCGGGGCTCGATTCGGTTGGGCCTGGAGGCTCGACCACCCTTGGCACGAGGACTATCCCATGATCAAGTCCGGGCCGTGGAAAGGGTGGCGGGAGATGGGCTACACCGAGGAAGATGATCAAGTGCTTATCCGGGAGCCATGGCCCCAGGGCTGGAAGATCGGGACCTGGACCCCCCTCCCCCGATGGGCCATGATCGAGGCCCAGGAGCGGGCCAGCCGGGACCGTGCCGTGGATAAAGATCACTGAGCGGTAGGGGTCCAGAAAATATCAGTACCTTCCCGGCGGTCCGGACCGATCGGGACAGGGGGGTGGGGGGTACCGGCTTAACCGGAGCAAGATCAACTCCGACCTGGGCCGGGAGTTACGGCTCAGCCCCCTATCTCACCCCTTGGGATCGTAGGGTTGACTTGTGGACAGTTTATACGTATTCTTTACTCATGAGCGCATACCAGACCAGCATCCCGACCATCACCGCTGCTTGTGTTCGCATCGGTGAGACCATCGTGCTCGACTGCGGTGGTCAGCTCACCGTTGATCGATTCGAGGCCGGGCCTGAGCAAGGCGAGGTCTCGCTCTACTCAGGTGGAGAGCGGTACATCCTGGCCATGGGCCAGGCTGTACGGACCACCACGGGACGGGTCTGTAGGGACTGCTGAGCCCCACGTTCAAGATCAACATCTCGGTGAGATGTTGATCTTGTTCCGATCCCTACGCACGCGAGGCGTTTTGCGCCCGGCCAGCGGAATGGACTGCCCTGTAAACGCTGTACGTGGATAGATCAGCAGTGTAAACGCTGATTAGGCAGGATCTGGCAGGGAGGATTTCCCGCTGGAGCCAACAGCCAGAACCGATAGCTGAATGTAAACGCCGTTCAAACCGCTGAGCCCAGGCGATAGCTTGATCATCGGTGCGTTGGTGATCCCGCTCTCCCTCTTGCCTTCCCGAAACCACGTGGCCAGAGCAACGTCCATCAGGACCGATAGTCCTCGGGAAGATCCTCGCCAACCGGAACGTCCACCGAGATCGAGCTTCCACCGTCGGCATAGACCCGCTGAGTCCCCCACTCGGTCTCGGTCACCTTCTCCTCGGTCACCTCATCCGAAGGCACTCCCAAAGGGGTCCACTGCTCGGTCTCCATGGTCGCTCCGAGCCCGGCCAGCTCCGACTCCACAACCTCGGTCAGGGAGTGGATCTCGACATCCCCCACCTCGGCCATCTCCTCAGTGGCCAGCTCCGGGGGAAGCGTTCCCACCTTGGCCATGTTCCTCAGCGGTGTGTATCCCTTCCACCAAGCGACCACATCAGCCTGATCCCAGACCGGTCCCATAGCAAGATCAACAACCGGGTTCGGAAAGGCGTTGGTGTTCTGCCGGGCATACCAGTTCGAGATCGTGGTCCGACCTACTCCGAACAAGGTCGCCAGCTCAGCGATCCCCACCAAGGTCCGGGTTTCCGTGTTGGTTGTACTCATGGTGACCACCTTACACGCTCTCCAAGCTCAGGACAAGCCGAGCCGGAGGATTCCTCAGGTAGTCGATCCCGAGCCGGATCAGCTCCGGATCGTCCCCGAACCACCCCAGGATCTCGTTGCACTTGCGATCGAGCAGACCCCGGACACACTCCCGACAACCGGACCCCCCACAGACCTGACAGGAATGATCATGATCGATGGCTGCCCGGACGTTTACACCGATCCGCCGTCGGCACCACGCACACCGTCCACCCTGGAGAGCCAAGACGGCCTGGTAGTCCTCATCGGTGATCCCGTAGGTGGTCTCTGCCCGCTTGGCTCCCTTGGCCGCCTTGACCAGCTTCCTCCGAGCGTGATGATGCCGGTGGCACCGTGGCCCAGGATGGGGAGCCGGGAGGTGGTTGATACTCCTGCCCTCCAGCAGACAGTCCTTGCAGATCTTGATCTTGCTGACCTGACCACCACGGCCCCCCACAGCCCCGGGCTCGGCTAGTTTGAGTGTTTCCCGCTTCATGATCAAATTACCTCTGTCCTGAGTGCCGTTTGGTGTGGTGTTTCCCCCGTAGGGGAGGGAAACACCGAAACACCTCCAAAACGTGTGTTACGGAAACACCGGGAAACACCGGGAAACACCACTATTACCCCTCCACGATCCGGCCCGGCTGGGACCGGTTCGGACCAGCCCAGCGAGTGATTTTCCCGGCATCCTCCAGTTGCACCAGGACCACCTTGAGAGCCTCCATCTTGATCTTGACCGGCGGTTGTGCGGCCAGTAGCCACGTGTGCAGCTCGTTGGCCGACGTGTACTCCCCACCCCTCTCCCGAAGCACCTGGAGGACCCGCTCGGCTCGGGGGTCGATCTCCTCGTCAAGATCCCCGTCCTCGGTATCCACCGGGTTGGAGAGCACGATCGAAGTGAGGTGAGCCCCCTCCAGATCGGTGATCGAATCGTCCACCCGGAACTGGCCGAAGTAGTACCACGGCTCGGACTTATCGGTCGAGAGCTGACACCGGGCCGCCACCTCCCCGGCCCGGTCCTTGACCACACTGACCGCCGAGCTGCCCTCGTGCTTGCGGCGTATCGGGGCCGTGGAAGCCACCAACCGGAACGAGCACCCGTCCACTTCGTCCAGCCACGCCGTGGACCCGAAAGAGTGGATCTCGTCCTGGCGGGACCGGTCCTTGACCGGATGACCGAGGGAGAGCACTGCCGCCCCCCGCTTCTCAGCCGGGTTGACGAACATGGCCCGATAGAGCCCCACGGCCTCGGTGTCGTTGACCTTCCAGCCATGCCCCGAGCAGGCCGCATTGATCCCGTCCAGCACGACCAGATCCGGGTTGAGCCCGAGGTGGTCCAGGGTGTAGCCCAGCTCCCCGGCCTTCCAGGCCCGCTCGTTGTGCAGCCAGACGAACCGGGCCTTGACAGCATCCATGTCGGCCCCGAGCTGCCTCAGCCGGGCAATCGTGTTCACCGGGGTCTGCTCCTCGAAATGGAGATAGACGCACGTCCCACCCTGGGCCAGGATCTCCAGGCAGTGCCACAGCGCGAACCACGACTTGCCCGCCGTGGTCAGACCGATGACCGTATGCCACTTGGTGGGGTAGAGCATGAGCGCTCCGTCCACCCGGGTGGCCCCCACGCTGGGCTGGGGGTTGACTATCGAGCCATCGATGTACGGCCCCAGGTCCACCCACCGGTAGGGCTCGGCCCCGTCCAGCTCGGCGGCCGGATCGAACACCTCGGCCTCGGGCACTCCGGCCAGGGTGGGCTCCAGCCCGAGATCTCTCATTGCTGCGGCCACGTTGCCACCATGGTCACGAGCGGCGAGGTACTGGAGCTTGGTGTAGTTCCTCCGCTCGGCCAGCCACTCCGGCGGGTTGTCGGTCCAGATATGGAGAGGCCCGTGGCCGGTCTCGGTGTTGGTCTTGGTGCAGCCGGGCTCGTGGGCCGTGGCGGACTTCGGATCGTCGTGGTTGCCGGGGGCCGTCCACATCGGGCAGCCGCACCGGTCGGTCCGGGCCAGCTCGGTCCAGGTCTGGTGATTGGGGAGCCCTACCCTGGAGCCCTGCCCGAGCAGCTCGGCCCACGGGGTATTGGCCGCCCACTGATCCACCGGATCGTCCGGGTCTTTCTCGGGGGCCACGGGCCGGTCCGGCTCTCCCCGGTCCATCAGCTCGACCAGCCAGCCCGGGACGAATTCGATCTCCGGTGACTTGAACTGGTAGACCCCCTCGGGCCGTCGGCTCGGCGGGACCAGAGCGTAGTTCTCGCCCCACATCATCACCCAGCCGCTGGGGGCTTTGTACTTGCCCACCCCCAGGGGTAGCTCGACCCCCTCGGGCACCTCGAACCAAAAGTGACCCCCGTCCTTGTGGACCCACTCCCCCTCGGCGTTCTTGGCCCCGGGGCTCTGGACCGTGAGCTGAGGCTCCTCGGAGATCGGCCAGATCTGATTGGTGGCCACGCTCCAGTCAGTGAGAAACCCCTCCAGCTCGGTCGGGGAATCGACATCGATGCACACCATCCGGGACTGGCGGGGCTCAATGGCGATATTCAGCGGCTCGGTGTACTGGGCCTGGACGCGCGTGTAAACGGTCTTGGCCTTGTCGGGATCGGTGAGTGCGTGCTTGAGCCCGCAATCATGATCAATCTTGTCCCATCGGGGATTGCCTGCCGCCTTGGCCGCCTCTCGGGCCTCCCGATCGGCCTTGGCCTTGGTCCTCGGGGTGGTCAGGGTGCAGACCGGTTGCTTGGTGCCCGGCTTGCACAGCACCACGGCGAAACCGTCCCGGACGGCCTTGGCCACCACGGCGGCCAGCTCGGTCTTATCTCCCTGGGCCACCCGCCCGAAGCTGGAGACGAATCGGTCATTGTCGGAGATCATGCGTCGGCCCAACGATCACCGAGGTTTTTGAGGTCGGTACGTAGCACGGGGGTCCTCTGGGCTATCTCGATCAAGCGGTTAGGTGGTTGCTCCATGATCTTACGCACATCGTGAGCAGCATCCTCAGAACACACCAGCTCATCATGAAGAGCCAGATAGATAGCGTCCCCGAGCCCCTGGGCCTCCACTTCCACCAGGGCCTCAGCGAGCAGGTCGTACGCCGAGCCCTGATTCAGGTAGTTAATCCCCTTGTGGGTATGGATGCCCCACTTGGCATCGGCGGGGATCGGCAAGATCCGACCGCTCAGGGTGAACACCATCTTGTGACGCTCGGCTATCCCCCGCATGTTGCGAACCAGATTCTTGATCTTGGGGATCGGGCCGAAAACCACCTCCCGGAGCCGCTTGGCCTCTTCCTTGCTCACCCCCAGGTCCAGGGCCAGGGCCGTGATCCCCTCCCCGTAGAGCTGGGCCAACAGCACGACCTTGGCCACGGTCCGGCTGACCGAGGCCGCCTCAGCGATCGGGAGATACATGTCGGCCTTGACCGTGGGGTCCTCATAAGCGTGGATCACGTCCAGGTCCCGGGCCATGTTGGCTAGGAGCACCGGCTCGATCTGGCTCCAGTCGATCGAAGTCATCCGGTCCCCCTCGTCGGCCAGGATGATCCCTCGGGCATCGCCGGGGAACTGGTGTAGTGGCGGGTCTCCCATGGACATCCGGCCCGTGGTGGCGGCCAGCATGTTGACCGAGGGGAAGACCCGGCCCCCCAGCTCCAGCTCCAGGCACTTGTTGAGGTAGTCGTTCTGGACGTGCTCGGTCTGCTTGATCGAGATGTACGCCTGAGCCACCGGATGGTGTAAACGGGCTAGGTTCTCGGCGGTCGTGCTCCAGGCCCCGGTCTTCTCGGTCGTGGGGTAGTCCTCGGGGATGGCCCCGATCCCCTCCAGGAATCCGGTGAGCTGGGTTGCCTTGTTGGGCTCGACCCCCACCGACTTCAAAACCTCCCGGGCGTGTATCTGCTCGGCCAGATGGGTCTCTTGGTATACGTCGGCCCAGTCCGGATCGATCCTCAGACCCTTGACCGATCGGGGCAGGAAGATCCCCCGGTTGAGTACCTGCTCCCGCTCGACCAACCGGCGGGCCTCGGCCCCGCTCACCCCGTAGAGGTTGCCCACCCAGGGATGGCCCGAGGTGATCCGGTTGTGTGCCGCCTCCCGGACCAGGGGGAGCAGCCGGGCCGTGGTGATCGCGTCCCGGGCCGCCCCGTAGATGTAAACGGGCCGGTCCACGTCGAAGCGTTCCCACCCCTCGGAGATCTTCATTCCCAGCTCACGAAAGAGCTTGTTCATGGTGGCCCCGGTGTTGGTCCAGCCCAGGTAGCGAGCGGCACACGCTTCCACCGTTTTCTTGCGGATCACGCTGGGCTCGGCCATCCGGGCATAGATGATCGTGTCCGTCACCTTCCTGCACCACTCGGGCCGCCAGTGGCCGGCCGCTGCCAGGTTGGGCACGTCATAGGGGGAGTTGTGGAAGATCAACTCATCCACCTCGGAGAATCCCCACTCGATCACCTCAGCCTGGGCCGGGTCCCGGATGTCCAGGATCACGGCGTGCTCGGGAGTGGCAAACGTTACGATTTTGATATCTCGTGCTCGCAGTCCGAGACCGTAGGTCTCGATGTCAGCGGCGAGCCAGCTATTTCTCCTGACAAGGGATTGGAGCATTTCCGGGGCTCCGGACCCGATGGTGTAGCTCATCCCGAGCGAGCGGCTGAGCGTGTGAGTACCTGGGTTGTGTGGCGTGACCGGTGCTAACATCGGTGCATCTAGTCCGTTCTGGGACAAAAATCCCTGCGGGTAGGTGGTAGCTTCCGGCTGGTAACCGGTAGCGGCGCTCCAGCGAGGCCCCCGTTTCGGCGGGGGTCTCACTGTTTCATAGCCCCCACCCTATCATCTTGTGGACAGAGTTGACAAGTCACGGGGCCGGGAGTAGTCTGTACTCAGAGCGCAAGACCACCACTCGAACGGAGAAAATGATCATGGCCAATCTGCACATCCGGAAGCAGGGCAAGGCGTTCCACGCTCGCCAGATCGCCCGGCTCATCGCCGTTGCCTGGACCGAGATCGGCTGGCTCGACAGGGCCGAGCAGGATGAGGCCATGAGCGGCGAAGGACTGCCCGCTCTCATGGTGACCACCCCGGACGGTCGGGAGTTCCTGATCACCGTGGAGGAGAATCCCCACAGCCCGGCCAACGCCATCCCGGACCGGATCACCCGGGTCGAGGATCTGACGGAGTGGGCCGCTCGGATGGTGCGGAGCCGGCCATGATCCCCCAGGGTTATCGGCTTTACATCACGAACGGGGAAATTATTGGCCTGATCCTGGGCTGGGTCACTCAGGAGCGTGACGGATTGACCATCTTCCGGCCCGTATGTCACACGCTGGGAGAAGGTCCAGCCCGAGGAGGGGAGCCTTGGGTCCCCGAAGCAGACGAATTATTCATGGTTACCGATCGCCTTAAGGATGCTCGGGGATGGATCGGAGTAAACCTCCATGCTTGAGTCCAGGGAGTACCAGGACGAGGCCCTGGACGCCATCGAGGCCGACTGGGCCGCCGGGATCACCCGGACCGCGTGCGTCCTCCCCACGGGGATGGGCAAGACCATCGTGTTTGCTCGGGCCACCAAGAAGCGAGCCCCGCTGGGCAAGGTGCTGATCCTGGTCCACCGGGATGAGCTGGCCCGCTCGGCTCACCAAAAGCTCCACTCGGTGGCCCCCGAGCTGGAGATCGGCACCGTCAAGGCCGAGCAAAACGATGTAAACGCTCCGGTCATCATCGGCTCAGTCCAGACCCTGCGGAATCTCAAGCGGCTGGCCCAGATCGAGAACGTAAAAACGATCATCATCGATGAGGCCCACCACGCGATAGCCGAGAGCTACCTCAGGATTCTCGATTTCTTCGGAGCCCTGGACGATGATCCCACGGTGATGGTTGCCGGATTCTCGGCCACCCTGGCCCGTGATGACCACCGGGGCCTGGGCCGGGTCTGGCAGAACGTGTGCTATCGAAAGGCCATCGTTTGGGGGATCGCCAAGGGCTACCTCTGCGACGTGAAAGCGCTCTCGATCACCCTGGACGATCTCAACCTGGGGGAGGTGCCCAGCTCACGCGGGGACTACCAGGAGGACGCTCTGGGCCGGGCTCTGCTCGGGGCCGGGGCAGGCCCCCGGATCGCTGAGGCCTGGCTCACTCACGCCGGAGAGCGTCAGGGATTCCTCTTCACCCCGAACGTGGCCACGGCTCACCAGTTCGCTGATGACCTGGACGCGGCCGGGATCAAGTCCCACGTGATCACGGGGGCCACCCCGATCGAGCTACGCCAAGAGGCTTACCGGAGATTCCAGGCCGAGGAGTGCCAGGCCCTGGTCAATTGCATGGTGCTGACCGAGGGTTTCGACATGCCCCAAGCCTCGGTGGCCGTGATCGCCCGGGCCACCAAGAGCCGCAATTTGTACGTACAAATGGCCGGCCGGGTGCTGAGGCCGTGGCCGGGCAAGGATGACGCTCTGCTCCTGGACGTGGTGGGAGCAACCGCCGAGCACAAGCTGGCCAGCATCGTGGATCTGGCCGAGGACATCCTCAAGGAAGTCAAGCCCAACGAGACCATCACGGACGCCATCGATCGGGAGGATCGTGAGGGGAGCGAGATCGTGGAGGATCTTGGGGGCACGCTCCGGGCTCGGGACGTGGATCTGTTCCATGCCAGCTCGAAAGCCTGGCTCCGGACCCACAAGGGTGTCTGGTTCATCCCGGTCCGGGGTGGCACGTGGTTTCTCTGGCCGGACCCGAACAACGCCGGAGCGTTCCGGGTGATGTACCACGATCAGGGGACCAGAGGTTTCCGGGTGGCCGAGGACAACATGGATCTGAGCTACGCCATGGCCTGGGCCGAGGAGCTGGCCACCGAGCAGGACGCATCGATCAGCAACCGGGCCGCGTTCTGGCGAAACAAGAAAGCCAAGCCCACCGAGGCCCAGTTAGAAATGGCCCGTCGGTATCGGATTCCGGTCACGGAAGACATGACCAAGGCTCAGCTCTCCGACCTGATCTCGATCGCTGCCGCTTCCCGGCTCCTGGACCCCAAGGTGGGGCGATGAGTAGCGACCTGGAGAAGGTCTGGTGCGTGGATTGCGTGATGAGCCCGCTTCCGATTCGGCACCGGGTGGCCAAGTATCCCGGCCCCCGGTGCTACACCCACTGGAAGGTCCTTAAGGGAGACGATCGAGGGAGGAAAGGGAGGTGACCCGCTGCGGTTGGTGCATTTCGGGTGACTGCGAGAACTGCATCATCGTGATCAAGATGGGCACCAAAGCCGAGCGGGGCCACCCGATCAAGAAAGGTCATCCGTACTTCTGGCTCTGCAAGTGCCAGGAGTGCATCAAGCCCACCAAGTGCGTGGACTGTCAGAGGCTCTCGGTAGACATAGACGAGAGCTGGAGATGCCGGAACCGGGAAGCGTGTGCAGCGTGCATAGAGGAGTACGGAGTGTTTAAACGACCTAAGCCACCACAACTGAAGGAGTCCGATGATGCCGCCTGAGCTACCAGCAGAAGATGATCAACCCGAGATCAAGATAAACCTGGAGGGAGTGGACCAAGTGGACTGGCCGGTCCTCTGGACCGCGTTCGTCCACCCTGCCGCCCCGAGCTGGGAGCAGCTCGATCCGGCCAGCCGGGGAGCGTTCAAGTTCAATTGGTATCTCCAGATCATGCCCGGTCTTCACGGGTTAGTGACCGCCGTAGAGGCCTATGACCGCCGGCTGAAAGCACAGAGGAATTGATCATGAGCGCTGCCACCGTGGATGATGTCTTTGCCGATGCGGTCCCGATCACCCTCGGGGGCCGGGATGATTTCGTGGTCAACCACCGCTATCGACTGCCGGACCCAGACAACGAGGAAAAGAACATCACACGCACCCGGGTGACCACGTTCTGCAAGGCCATCTCCGATACCTACACGCTCGACCAGTGGGGCAACCGGATGGTGGCCAAGGGGATGGCGATGAGGCCCAGCATTGTGGCCCAGGTAGCCGTGATCCTCAATGAGAAGCTGGACGAGACCGAGGAGAAGTACGCTCTCCAGCCGCTGGCCGATGCCGCCAAGAACGCCGCTGCCGCTCGGGAGGGGGCTGACCTGGGCACGGCTCTGCACTCATTCACCGAGCAGCACGATCGGGGCCGGGCTCCGGTGGTCCCCGAGCCCTGGGACCGGGACATGATCGCGTACCGGACCGCCCTGGACAAGATCTCGGCTCATGTGGAAGACCCGCTCATTGAGCGGATCGTCCTGGTCTTCAAGTACGCCGTGGCCGGGAAGTTCGATCGCATTCTCAAGCTGGCCAAGCCCTGCCCGACGTGTAAACGCCGCTACCGGGTGGCCGATCTCAAGACCGGTCGAGATCTCCAGTACGGATGGCATGAGATCGTGGTCCAGCTCTCGCTCTATGCCCACGCGGACAAGATGCTCAACACCTCGGGGACCAAGCCCCGGTGGGAGACCTTCCCTCCGGTCTGCCCGTGCGTGGGGTACGTGATCCACCTCCCGGTGGGCAAGGGACTGGCCACGCTGTACGTGATCGATCTGATCGCCGGATGGGAGGGGGCCGAGCTGTGTCATCGGGTCCGGCAATGGCGGAAGCGGAAGGCCCTGGCCGAGCCGATCTCTCAGATCGAGGTCACGGGCAACCCCCAAGCGGGCTACACCGTGGTGGACCACATCCCGACCTGGGCCGAGCGGATCAAGCTGGCCGCCTCGGTGGGAGAGCTGAGCGATATCTGGCAGGAAGCCAGCCGTAAAGGCCAGTGGACCGATGAGCTGGAGGCCCTGGGGAAGCGGCGTCAGTCCCAGCTCGCAAGTTGACCAGTGTTCACAGTGCGTGTAAGATAGAGACAGATCCGGAACAGACCGGAACCTAACAGAACGGAGCAGCACAAT